CCGACGTTTCAGCATCTTCTGATGCGCCTGTAAACTCTGTAGTCGAATCAATGACCGCTAACCCGAAAGAAACCTTGGAGGTGCGTTCAGAAGTTGACACTCAAAAAGTGATCAAAGCTGAGCGTTCACGTATTCAAGAAATACAAACTGTTGCTGCAAAATACAATCTTCAAGATCTAGGCGAAACCTACATTAAAGAAGATAGAAGCGTTGCAGATTTTAATTCTGCTGTTCTTCGCGAGTGGAAGCCTGAAGCAATCGCACCAAAGGCTGATGCCACTGACATCGGTTTAACTCAAGCCGAGACACGTAGCTTCTCAGTTCTTAGAGCTATTGACTATCTTGCAAATCCTAATAGCGCTGCAAAGCGTGAAGCCGCTGCTTTTGAAATAGAAGCATCTGAAGCCGCCGCACAAAAACTAGGTAGAGCATCTAGAGGCATAACAATTCCTAATGAAGTTTTTCGTAGGGATATGCAAACCCAACCCGATACAGCGGGAGGTAATTTAGTAGCACAGGAGCTTTCAAGTGATTTTATAAGCCTGTTGAAAAATTCGTCGGTTTTGGCCCAGACCGGATCGACAATCTTGACCGGGCTTACAGGTAATATTTCAATCCCTAGACAAGGATCTCAGCAAACCAGCTACTGGGTCGGCGAAGGTTCAAATGTAACTGAATCCGATATGACAATTGAGCAGGTCAACATGACACCTCGCACAATTGGCGCAATGACAGATATTTCTAGGAAGCTTTTAATTCAGTCTTCTTTAGATGTTGAATCACTTGTTAGATCTTCACTTGCATCTTCTGTTGCTCTTGAAATAGATCGCGCAGCTCTTTATGGGCTCGGTTCGAGTTCTGAGCCGCTCGGCCTTCACAATGTGACAGGAATTTCGACTGAAAATATCACAAATAATGACCCTACTTTTGGGGAAGTTGTTGCGATGGAATCTGATATTTCTGTTTCTAACGCATTAACTGGTTCTCTTGCTTATGTAACTAGAGCCAACATTGCTGGAGCGATGAAAGTTAAGACTAAAGATTCTGGTTCTGGTCGCTTTGTTAATGAAGATGGAGTCGTTAACGGTTATCCACTTTACGTCTCAAATCAGGTCGAAGCTGGAGATGTATGGTACGGAAATTGGTCTGAATTGATCCTTGGTTATTGGTCAGGTCTTGATCTTCAAGTTGATCCATACACAGGCGGTGCATCTGGAAATGTTCGCGTTCGAGTTTTAACAGATGTAGACGTCGCGGTCAAGCATCCAGCTAGTTTCTGTCTCGGTGCTTAGGCATGAAGATTGAAGCCTTAAGTTCATTCGGATTAAAAGGCGAAGTCGTTCAGGTTGGGGAGGTTGTCGAGGCTTCCCCCTCTGAAACAAGGCAGCTAATTAATTCAGGGCAGGCAAAAGAAGCCGTTGTCTGTGAGGTTCAAAAAGAGGAACCAAAAGCAAAACCAAAAGCTAAAAAAGCTAAATCAACTTCTACCCCAGAGGTAACTGACTAATGACTATTCAAAACTTAGGTTCAAAAGGAACCGCCGTTGACCTTCTCCCAAACGATGTATTAGCGAGTTCCGCGAATGGAAGCGGAGTCGATTTACAGGGTTACGAGGGAAGCGCTGCTTTCGTTCTTTCATCTGAAGCAATGGGCGCAAGCGTAACTCTTGCTGTTCATCTTGAAGAAAGCGCTAACAACTCCGATTGGTCAGATGTAAGCCAAAACGGTAAAGGCGCATTCACAACAACAGCAGCTAACACAGCAGCGTTTGAACAGATCGCGTTAAACATTTCTGATCTTAAGCGCTATGTGAGAGTGGCAAGTGTTGTGGCTGGAGGAACGGGAACAGGAGCCGTTAACGTCACTGCTTACGCTTCTAAGAAGTACACAACATAAAAATAGATGTCATTTGCTGATGACATTAAGAGCATGTTGGACGGCCCCTTTGGTGTTTCATGCACTGCGGGGGCTACCACTGCAAACGGTATTTTGGATGAACCCACGTCAGTTGTTGCGGGTGATCAAGTAATAATGGTTGACCGAGTTGTTCACGTTTTAAATTCTGATTTCGGTTCTTTAGTTGCTGGCGATGCTATCGCCGTTAATTCTGTTAATTACAAAGTACGCACCAACGAAAAAGATTTAGACGGCCTAACTTGCCAAATCTCACTGGAGAAAGTTTAAATGGCC